TCAGACGATTACGCCCTGGCTGCGCAGGTAGTCGTCGTAGCTGCCGCTGAAGTCGGTCACGCCGTTCTCCGACAGCTCGATGATGCGGGTCGCCAGCGAGCTGACGAATTCACGGTCGTGGCTGACGAAGATCAGCGTGCCCGGGTAGTTCTCCAGCGCCAGGTTCAGTGCCTCGATGGATTCCATGTCGAGGTGGTTGGTCGGTTCGTCCATCACCAGCACGTTGGGCTTCTGCAGGATCAGCTTGCCGAACAGCATGCGGCCCTGTTCGCCACCCGAGATGACCTTGACCGACTTGAGGATCTCGTCGTTGGAGAACAGCATGCGGCCGAGGGTGCCGCGCACCAGCTGCTCGCCGCCCTGAGTCCACTGGCTCATCCAGTCGAACAGACTGACGTCATCCTCGAAGTCATGGGCATGGTCCTGGGCGTAATAGCCGTAGTCGGCGCTTTCGGTCCATTTGACGCTGCCGCTGTCCGGGGTCAGTTCGCCAACCAGGGTGCGCAGCAGGGTGGTCTTGCCGATACCGTTCGGACCGATGATCGCCACGCGCTCGCCGGCCTCGACGGTGAAGCTGAAGTTCTTGAACAGTTCCTTGTCGTCGAAGCCCTTGGACAGGCGCTCGACGGTCACTGCCTGGCGGTGCAGCTTCTTGGTCTGCTCGAAGCGAATGAACGGGCTGATACGGCTGGACGGCTTGACCTCGGCCAGCTGGATCTTGTCGATCTGCTTGGCGCGGCTGGTAGCCTGCTTGGCCTTGGAGGCGTTGGCCGAGAAGCGGCTGACGAAGGTCTGCAGTTCGGCGATCTGCGCCTTCTTCTTGGCGTTGTCCGACAGCAGCTGCTCGCGCGACTGGGTCGCCGCGGTCATGTACTCGTCGTAGTTGCCCGGGAACAGGCGCAGCTCGCCGTAATCCAGGTCCGCCATGTGGGTGCAGACCGAGTTCAGGAAGTGGCGGTCGTGGGAAATGATGATCATGGTGCTGTTACGCGCCGTGAGGATCGTTTCCAGCCAGCGGATGGTGTTGATGTCCAGGTGGTTGGTCGGTTCGTCCAGCAGCAGCACATCCGGATCGGAAAACAGCGCCTGGGCCAGCAGCACACGCAGCTTCCAGCCGGGAGCGACTTCGCTCATCGGGCCGAAGTGCTGTTCCAGCGGAATACCCAGGCCAAGCAGCAGTTCGCCGGCACGGGATTCTGCGGTGTAGCCGTCCATTTCGGCGAACTCACCTTCGAGTTCGCCGACTTTCATACCATCCTCTTCGCTCATTTCCGGTAGCGAATAGATGCGGTCGCGCTCAGCCTTGACCTTCCAGAGTTCCTCGTGGCCCATGATCACCGTGTCGATCACGTTGAATTCTTCGTAGGCGAACTGATCCTGGCGCAGCTTGCCCAGGCGCACGTTCGGCTCGAGCATCACCTGGCCGGCGGACGGTTCCAGATCGCCACCGAGAATCTTCATGAAGGTCGACTTGCCGCAGCCATTGGCGCCGATCAGGCCGTAGCGGTTGCCACCGCCGAATTTGACGGAAACGTTTTCGAACAGCGGCTTGGCACCGAACTGCATGGTGATGTTGGCGGTAGAAATCAAGGTGCTCTATCTCGGGGGTTTCAGAGGGTTAGGTTTCGCTTCGGGCCAATTTCGGGGCAATTTTCAATTTTCCCATCTCGGTCCAATCACCCTCACCATCGATCCAACGTGCGTATCGAGAGAGGAGAATTTGTAACGAGTGACCCAGCTGTTTGGCGATGAAGGCAGGGGTCATCCCGGCCATCAGGCACATGGTTGCGTACGTGTGGCGCGCATTGTACGGAGGACGGTAACGAATACCCAGTGCCTTCAGGGTTGGACGCCACTGATGGTGCAGGTCACTCGTCTGTTGGATGTACTGATGCCCCTTGCTGGGAGGGAAGCAGTGGGGGAATTCCTTGATCCTTCCCGATCCCTTGGCTCGCCGTTCGGCATACGCCTTGGCGAACTCCAGGGCATGTACAGCCCGGTCATTGAGCAGCACGTACCGATCCTTCTTGGTCTTGGTCCGGTCTTCCACTTCCTTGAGGGCAACCGTCCGACGAACCAGCACACGACGCTTCTCCAGCTCGACGGAATCCCACTGCAGTGCAGCGATCTCGCCCAGGCGCATGCCTGTGTAGAAAGCGAACTCGAAGAAGGCAGCGTAGATACCGCTTGGCCAATGCTCGGTGGCATACAGCTTGTCGATGATCAGATCAGCCTCTTCCTGAGTGAACGGATCGATGGTCTTTTCCTTTGGACGGGGAATGTCCAGATCGATCATGGGGTTCTCGGCTATGATCTTGTCGCTCACAGCCGATTCCAGGATGGTGCTCAGCTTGTTCATCGCGTTGGCTTTGACGCCATCGGTGGTCCAGGGAATGCGTACCACCAGTTCACGCATGAATGCGGTGGTCATGGTAGTCATCGGCGTAGTGGCCAGGTACTTCATCCACCAGTGGTTGAGTACTGACCGGTAGTTGACCCGTGTGCCCTCAGCCAGCTCACGGCTATCGAGCCAGACCTGAGCGTACTGGCCGAAGGTGTAGCTGACGGCAGCCATGGTATTGGTGGAAGTGGGGAACAGCTCGGCATAGGTCTCGGGAGTGAGGGTGCCGTGCTTGGCCATCTGGACTACTTTATCTCGTAGACGGGATGCAGCCGTGATCCCCGCTTGCGTCGTGGGGTAGTCAAGGGTCTCGGAGCAGCGTTTTCCATTCCAACTGAATCGGATACGGAGCGCACCGTAGTGGAGTTCAACTCCTGTGGGCAGTGCCACTGGCTTTCTTGCCATGATTCAAACCTCGATCGGCTGTAGTAAATGCGGCCATTCATGCGGTTCCAGACCCCTTCAGGTATCTGATTCCTCGCTCTTCTGGCTTCCAGGGAGCGGTCGGTGGTGCCCAGAATTTCAGCCATCTGCTGCTCGGTTACCTTGTCGGGATACCATTCTGGGAGTTCCTTGATCTGCTTTTCTACGGACATGACGAATCCTTCCCCTAGATCGAGCCAGGGGAATTCAAGGATGTTGAGGGGGGAGTAGGGTGTTACTGAATCAGTTCAGAGGGGATCTGCACCATGTCACCTAGCTTGGCAGCGACCAGGCAGCGCATGGCGGCGATGAGGGGTGTGGGGCCGTAGGAGTGCTCGCTTCGGCCACGATTCATGCACGCACGCCAATCCGGCGAGGCGTCTTTGAATCGGCTGGCCTGCTCAGCGCTCAGGTTGCAGAACACCTCGATGCCGTGCTGCTCGATCAGCGGTCCGCCCTGGCTCCAGTCGCTGGAGGGGGTGTAACTGTGTAGTGGCCGGTCTGCGACTCCATCGACTGTTAACCACGGGTCATTGGGATCATCGAACTCGATGCCCTTCCCATTGCACTTCGCCACCGCCCAATCCAGCGCAGCACCTGTTAACTCACTGGTTTTCACTTCTACAGTCTGGTTCATTCTGAACGTCCCCTTTCTGCAAGCATGGCGTCGGCTATGGCATACGCAATACAAGCAAGTTGTTTGGTATCGGTACACTCCGGGTCACTGCTGACATCAAACTTGGTTGCCCATGCCTGCATCGCCTTCGCTGCGAAGTAATCTCGCAGGTTCATTCCGTTCATCCATTCTTCTGGCGTGTTTCCAAGCGGGAACGCCGGCCCGCCTGTATTCTTGGTAGTCATTCGATTGGTTTCCTAATCTTCTGCCAGCCTTTACAGCTAGCACATTGGATGAGTTTGGTTGATTGATAGAAGACGCCAGTACCTTGCAGCTTGTGATCACACCTACAGAGCACTGGATTATCTTCCTGCGAGAATACCTTCACTTGGTTCAGGAACTGAGTGAACTCCTCTCCGTGATACGCCTCTTCTACTTTCAGGAATAGATCCTCCAAGCCAGCATTGTTATCAATGACTTTGGTTGGGTAACCATTCCACTTGTAGTTCTCACTGACGTGATCATTAATGCCTTCAGCACCATCACGTTGGATGTGCCATAACTCACCGCCGTGCTTGAGGATCATGTCCGCTTCGTTGTGAAAGCGTACATCACTGATAACCAGTGACTGGGTAGCAGCCTTAATCTTCTGTTCAGCAATAAGTGTCCAGATGTCTGGATTGATACAGTTACGTCCCCACTCAGTTCCCAGTGTCTGAAGCAACTGACGGGGAGACTTACCGAGCCAGTCAATGGGCTGCTCACGGTCACCGTCACGGAAGTTGATGCTGCCAAATGCTACCTCAAGCATTTCCTTCATGGGATCAGCAAAGGCGATATGACTGAACTTGTATCGCCTAGCCAGGTAGTGAGCCACGGTGTCTTTACCGACTCGAGCACGGCCAATCAGTCCGATCAGTCTCATACAGTCTCCTATTGGCGATAACGTTCTAGGTCTTGTTTAAGACGAGTACGGAATGACTCTTCTCCGTCATCACCAGACAAGAGCCAGTCAATGCGCTGTACATAAATCTCTGCTTCTCTTAGTAGAGTTACAGCATGCTTGAACTCTTCGATGATATCGTCAGGAAGACCTGCTCCAATACGATCACCAAACGTATTCAGCTCTGTTGAATTGTTATGGAAGATCACCGTCTCGATATCATTGGCCATGTCATTGAGTCGGTACTGCTGGTAATCAAAATATCCGCCACTCATGGTTCAGTACTCCTCAGCCAACATGATGGTTAGTACGCGAGTAGTGACAGAAGGGTCGCTAGGATCTTCAGATCCGTACTCCAGTTCCTTGTCGTAGTAATCAATCTTCCAATAGAACTTTTCATGGTTGATCTCAATTACACCAAAGTCATGTTCTCCATAAGGATCATTGTCTTCTGTGAAGTCAGTGAATCCACGTACTGCAGTAATGACTTCTTCACGCAGAGGATGTTCTTTCAAACCAGGGGTAAGTAATACTTTTCCTAGTTGAGGAAGCATGGTGGTACGAAGGATATCGTTTAGCTGTTGAATGGTTTGTGTGGTTTTACTGAGTTCTTCAGACATAGGAATTCCTTCCTGCCAGTACTACTGGCAGGTCAGTTGAATAAGGTTAGGTTTTGTTAGAAGTTACTTCTTCGCAGCCATGGCGGGCGTTGCAGGCAGCTCTCTTACGGTGACTTCCCAACTCTTTCCGTCGCCGTGTATCTCGAAGCCGTCACCGTGGTGTTCTGCCTTCTGCAAAAGGCACTTCATGAAGTCGCTGGTAACATCCTGGCGAGAGCCCTCGGTAAGCTGCGTGCCTGCCTTATTGGGGTGTCCGGCCATAATCCGCCCGCCTAGTGCGGTTACCTGCATTCGTATTGGCTTCATAATTCACCTGCTTGAGTTGCAACGGCGGCGCGCAGCGAGTTTTCTGCGTCACGGCACAGCTTGATTCTGCGATAGATCCCGAGCCCTGATTCGTTTTGCTCTGCGTCCAGCCAAGCAATGGCTTTTCCTGCTGCATCCGTCAGCCGCTCGACCTCAGCGCGGAGCTGGTCGATCCGATCCTTGAGCACGTCAGCGCGGTGCTTCCCTAGTTCGTGCGCCTTGGCGGTTTTCTGTACCCACTCGGTCTTGTCGAGCCATTCGTATGTGGCCTCGACCGTGCCACGAAGCCTATCCCGCTCGGCCTTCAGCGCGCGGATGTTTGCGTGCACGTTCCCGACATCCGGGTCGCCGTTTTCATCCGGTGCAAACTCGTTTGCGTAGGCCATGCGTGCCGCTGCAAGGCCGTCCCGCTCGGCGGTCACGGCTGACAGGGCGGTCTGCTCTAGCGCCCATTTGATGCCGTGACGAAACACGTCCGACAGCTGGCTAGGCGATCCTATATCCAAGCCATGGGCGCGCAGGCCGTCTTCCTCAAGCTGGGTGAGGGGGATTTTGTGCATACTCATTGGTCGTCACCCTGGGCGGTCTGCGCGATGGGGGCGGCGTTCACATCAAGCGTGAAGGCCCACTCTGCAAGGTGGTTAAAGCATTGGCGAAACTCTTGCCAGTCTGAGCAGTTGAGCATATTCCCACCCTCGCACTCGAAGCCGTACATCTCCAGCCGCTCAGCAAAAGCCCTCCCGTTTTCAATGGCGCCGACAGGAATCTCTATCGGCTGCTGCTCGGTCTGTGAGTGGCGGGTTAGTGCGGCACGCAGCTGCTTTTCAATCCGCAAGTGCTGCGCGACGGTCATTAGGCGCTCGCCTGCTTCCAGCGACCTATATGGAATAAATGAGCGTCCGTCATAAATGGCGGAGATATCTGGAATCTCGACCTCAAACGTTTTCCGCTCATCCTGCGTCGGGGCTAGTGGTACGTTGAACTTGACCTCGCTGGACGCCATTTCCCCGAACTGGTCAATATGATCGTAAGCGGGGACTGACTCGGTATGTGTTACTACCGCATCTAGCCAATCGAGTAGATGTGTAGGTGCATCCCCGAAGCTAAGGGACTTGTTCAACTCAGCTAGCTGCTTGCGAGAAACCATTACGTAATCATTGCTCATGCGACTTCCTCATAATTGTTTGGATTGAACTTGCAGCTACCTCCTCCCTCACGATGAGGGGCATCGTTCCAGGAGTATCCATCGCAGTAGCAAAGCTTACTACGCCATGGTTTACGTGAGGCCCACTTATCCAATCTGGATTCACCTTGGCAGTGAGGACACTTGGTTACACCGGGAATGCCCTTGAATCGTCTGCCGCAAGCTGTCTTGTTCCTACAGCGACAGTGCTGCTTAGACCGCTTCAAGACGCGCATGACAGTGTTCCTGAGACAGCCTATCCATGTGCTCAAGGCAGATATCTTTCATCTCCAGAATAGCTTTGTCTGCGTCATCCAGATCGATTAGTTCATCATCGAACAGACGCTGTAGGTCTGCATGGAACTGTGTGACCACTTGATCCAGTTCAGCAACAGACTTGGTATAGCGCAGTGAAGCCAGACGATTGGTAATCCAGGCTTCAGCAAAGTCGGTGGTGTATTCCATGAGGGGATCTCCATAAATGAAAAACCCCTCACTAGGAGGGGTATAGATAGTACTGATTGATTATTCTGGTTCTACGCCTGCTGGCTTGATTCTTCGATTCAGATCCAGTTTCTTGTAGACCGCATTCTCTGCTCCCTGGATCAGACGACCACCCATGTGCGCTGCTAGAGCAACCGCCATTAGCGGTGTCATCCAATCCGGGAGATGAGGATCTAGTACAGGATACGCATCGTAGGTGAGATACCCTGCCAGTAAGGCTGCAGAGAACTCACTAATCACCCACAACACCGAGGCAGGATGGCCTCGGGTAATGCGTTGTGAGATGGAAACGAATGCGCTAACGGTGCTTATAAGAAGAGCACTTACTAGCGCAAGCAGATCAGGATGGTTACGCCAGGGCATGAAACTCTCCTTAGAGCAGTATTGATAGACAATCCTGATTCTAAAGACATGCCCTTGATTACGCTTATATTTGTTACCGGAAAAGGGTGCGCTTGTACTTTTTTAGATTGGCTCGAATGATCCGATCTAAACGGGTTGCAACTTCAATGGCTTCATCCTTGTTATAGGTCACTCCGTTACCAGGAAGTACCCAGCACAGTCCCCTGTCTGTACGCATGGCAGGGACTTCTCCCATACCAACAATGACGTTATCAGTGATGAAGAGTTCTTCGGATAGCGGAGTGTTTGAAGTCATAGAGCCAGAGCCTTGTAGTTGAAAAGTTACAAGGATGATACTTGACTGGTTCTATTAGAGGGAGAGTGTTTAATAAATGCTGTCTGGTATTTTACATTCTGGTTCAACTAGACGAGCTAAGAGCACTCCATCAACCCAGTCTTCAACAGCACCATCAGAACTAATCACCCATGTATTTGGGCAGCAGTGATCTGCTAGGACTAGCAGGGCAGTAACAGCAATGTCGTAAGGCTTGTGTTCAGTCTTGCAAAACTGGAATCCCATACCCTTACGATCCAGTACCATTGTTTCGTGTGCGTCATCCCCAATGCCATTGAAGATAATGTACTGAACATCAATGTGTGGGGGAGAAGAATCATCCTCTTCTCGTTGGATGGGGAGTGATTCAGTAAGAAGTGCAGTAGCCATTAACTTACGGAACGCATCGCAAAGATTACTCCATTCCTGCTCATCCGCTGGTTTGATCTGATCAAAGTAGTGGGTGTAACCCATGGTTCCATTCCTTTTAATATCCAATAGCAAGATCTGCTGTTGATTCTTCACAGTGTTTTGTGTACTCAGTAAGCAGGTTGTCATAGTCCTTGTCAGTGACTTTGTATTCCAGCCACTTCATTCGACTGCCTTTGAGGTTATACAACTCGAATTCAATCTCCTCTGGTTCATGGGGTTCAAAGCGCGTCGCGGGAAGGTACTTGCCGTAGTAAGTCACTTTGCAGACACAAGGGATATTCTGTACTCGTGTTTTAAATTCCATGGGAGGGGTCTCCAATAAGAACCCCTCCGAGGAGGGGCTTGGTTAGTTCAAGGTTGCCTTGTAGTTATTACACAACTCAAGGATCTCTTGCTTGCTGGCGTTATTGGGGAGGGTTACTGGATGTGCCCAATCGGGAAAGAACAAGTCCAGTGCAGCACCTAGTTTCACGGTGTCATGTTGGATCTCTGGAAGTTCCTGCCATTGCATGGACTTGATCAGTTCCCGGTTGACCCAATCCACTACGTCCAGCTGATCTCGGATCAACAGGTAGATGGCGTCGTGAATTAAGGCTACGGGTTTAATGTCATGGCGATATGGCGAGTCCCATACCTTTCCCATGAACTCAACCGCTGCACGGTTGTTGAGAAGTCCGTATGACTGGCCTAGTGCATTACCTGCGGTACGTCCTTCAGCAGATGCCTCGTAGGGCATCTTGGGACCATTCCAGATCACCTGCTTGAGCAGGGGTGTACGTAGACGAAGCCCAAAGGCTACTTCTACATAGCCATCCTTGTTGGCCTGCTTTAGACGCTCAGCCACGTACCCATCAGAGACTTTATAAAGTTCGTGGTAGTTCTCCTCAATTGCCTTGGCTCTCTCTTCAGGAATACCCAGGTTGTTATGGAGTGTGTGCCAAGTACCCTGGTAAGTAAGAGCAAAGGTTGGGCCTTTTGAGTCTTGGCGAAGATCCGGGGCTACCTTTTTGATGGAGTTCACTGAGTCGGGATCATCTAATGCAATCCGAATACCCCGAGCCAGTAGGTCTTCTGGAAAATAGTAAGCAGCACGGAGACAGTGGCCATCAAACCCCTTGATGTAGACATTGAGTTTGTTGGGGTCTTTGGTTGTAAGTGCGGAGATGTAGTCCTCCAGGCTATTGAAGTCTGCACCTACAAATATCCAGCCTTCAGGCGCACTGAAGCATTTCTTGATCAGCTTGCCGTGAGTTGAGTTGGCAGGGATTTGTTGGAGATTCGGTTTGGAACTGGAAAGCCTTCCAGACACTGTTCCACCCAGATTAAATCCACCATGTAGATAGCGCATACCGTCTTCCTTGAGCAATCCACCCTCGAAGCTTGGGATGAATGCAGAGAGGATCTTGCTCACGCCAACATAGCCAATCATGGCTTCCAGGAATGCTTTCTGAGACGCATCCGTGGTGTGGTGAATCAGCTTGGCTAAGGTGTCTCCACCGGTTGCAGGTTGCTTGGTGTCGGTCAGATCCAGAACAGGCAGTCCCATCTCTTCATAAAGCAGACGTTGCAGCTGCTGTCCGCTGGCTGGATTGAACTGAACCCTCGGATAGTTCTCCCTTGGCTTGGGCATGATCTTGTCTGGGTTCTTGGCTTTCTTCCTGCGGTCATCGAAGTCCTTCTGCCAATCCTCCTGTGTCAGCTTGTCCTCCAATGGCTTGATCAAGGGATGGCCCATGATCACATCCAGTACTTCCTGCTGCTGTCGTTCCAGCTCAGCCTTGGCTTCCTGTACCCGTGAATCCTTCATGGGCATACCGGCCAGCTCCATCTGGATAATGACCTTTAGGCTGGGCAGCATCAGCGAGTGATACAGCTCCTCCTGCTTGTCCTGCACCATGATGGGGTAGTACTTGTCCTTGACGAAATTGGTGCAGAGGCTGTCCACCAAGTTGTACTGCAGCAGCTTATCCAGAGGGATAGCCAGGACATTCTTGATCTCGTCTACTGCCCAGTTACCTGCAAATTCATGAGCCAGTGGTTTGAGACCTAGCACATTGCCTGCGGTGGTGTTGGTGGCGAGATAGGCGATGACCTTCGTATCGTCAAACCATGCGGTCATCAGATCCAAGCCAGTGAGCAGACCTTCCGTGTCCAGTGGGTCCTGCATCCACAGTTCGTAGATGATCGAGCGAAGGTCATAGCTTGCGTTGTGCCAAGTCAGCTTGCCTTTGTACTCACGGAAGAACTTGCAGAGCATCCGCTTCACACGAACGTTGTCGATACGCTCGCCATAAGGGGCTGCTGTAGCCCCCTGGATAGGGCTGTAATCAACCGCAAAGGCAATACCGTTGTGTTGGTCCCAGGCAAAGGCAATCGTCGCTATACCAGCCTCGTGGAAGCTCAGGCTGAAGGCTTCAATGTCTGCTGCCAGTTCAGGGTACTCATGCAACTGGTTCAGGGCTGCTTGGATTTCATCTTCATTCTGCGGGTACAAGGCTGAATGAATGATGTTCTGCCCTAGTGGTTCATAGGTTCCTTGGATCGATTCAGCCAATGTCTTGAGTGACATATCCAGCTTGTTGCACAGCTCAGGGTTGTAGATCAGGGCTTGGTAATTCATCCCCAACACCACTTGCATGTGCTCGAATCCCTGGATCTTGCAGGGCAGGCAGTAGCCATAGTGAGGCTCTGCCTTGCTCATCTTGGTCAGGACCTTGAAGTAGTTACCGTCGCAGCAGTACAGGTACTTCACCCCAAGGCTATCCAGAGCCGGTAACAGCTTGGCCAGATAATCCTTGATGAAGCCAGTGGGTGCCTTACCTGCTTCGTTGTACGCCAGACTGAAGCCAATCATCTGTTGGCTGGCAATACCCAGGTTGTTCAGGGGAGTGACATAGTGGGTTTGCAGTTCAGTCTGGTTGAAGGCCGTGGCTTTGGTCAGTACAGCAATGGAGTAATGACTGGCTTCATCGAAGATCATGTGTCTCATGTATCACCTACAACAATAAGTTAAGTACTTGGCGCTTCTTGATTAGCTCAATAGGAAGCTGATTCTTTTCCTGCATTTCCTGAACCTTGTCTGGAGTGAGTTTGGTTGTTCTGCATGGACAACTGGCTATCAACTCTTCGATAGGTCTATGGATGGACGGAGGAAGTACCTTGAGATAATCCTGAAGATCATTGGATGAATTGAGGACCTGATTAATGAATCCCAGTACATAGGGAAGTTCATACTCATTGAGTTGTTTAACTTCCTTGAGGTATTCATTCATCAGGGGTTCCAGCTGTGGAACCAGTCTGTTCATCTTGCGAGGTAACTTGGTTGATTCAGAGGCTGCGTAGACAACTCCCTTATAAATAAAGGAGTCATGTCCGCTGGCTAGAAGGGAACAGTTCTGCTTGATGATATCTCGCAGTTTCTTGTCGTATTGATCTTTAACAGGTTGATAAAGGAAGGAATACAACATGTCCTTTATCTGCTGTTTAGTGCGTGGATCATGTTGTAGTGATTCCATGGTGTTTAACTTTCCTTAGTTAATTGATTTACCAATCTCTGCTGCAGCTCGGACAATGGCGCGGCGGGTGCCCGCGTAGGGATCTGGCGCGAGCGGCTCGGTTTGCGGATTGGTCAATACGCTTCCCTTATGCACTCCTTCGACTCCGCTCGGGCGGTGCCAGATTTGAATGTCCAGCTTCACCGCCAGCCGCAGCGCATCGCCGTCATCGTGAAGTGGGTTCCATCCTGCACCGTCATCCCAGCTTTCTCCATCAACGAAAACTTGGTCGATTGCCTTAGCCGCTAGCTCCAACAGTTCACGATCATTCATACTAAATCTCCTGTAAGGATTACCTGAGTACTGGCTCGAGACACGGCCACATACATCATTCGTGCAATTGTCTCTCCGCTGGTACAGCGTCGGATATCATCCAGGTCAATAAACACTTTCTTGTATGTGCTGCCCTGGCTCTTGTTAACCGTGCAGGCATACGCAGCCCGTAGATCAATCCAGTTGTTATCAATGTATTGAAGTAGCCAGGCATTATCTTCTGCCTTGGCTTTCTTAATGAGTGCGTTCTTTTCTTCCAGCGAGTTAGGCATGAATACTTGGTGCTCATGATCCACTTCAATGAAGTGTCCTCTCACGCCCTGGTCTTCACTCTCTGGTCCTATATAAGAAAGCTGAACCAGTTGATCTGTTTTAATCCCATGCCTGCCCAGTGACATGAACTTGTTACAGATTGCATAGTCACCTTCCTGGAATTGTGGATTACCTTTAACAATATCCCGGATGGCATGGTTGTAATTAATGACAGTCTTGTTGGTCCAAGCCAGTACTTTACTGTCGTTATATACCCAGTCTTCCCGAGTGAATTCCTTGATGATGGCATCTTCAAACAATGGACGATCCATGTATTGAATGTAATGACCATCTGGTTTGAAACTGAAGAACTCACCTGTATTAACGGTATGCCTGAACTTGGTGGACAGATCGATAATAGGATTGTCCTTGGCTTGCCTAACTACTTCAGTCAGTTGTGCAGTCTTGAACTTGGAATTGAATACCGGTGTGCCATTGGATTTAACCGGAGTCAGTTGTGCTGGATCTCCAATGAATACGATCTTGCATTTCTGGCAGATCCTGAAGATCCACTTGAGCAAGGCTGCATCAATGAAACTGGCTTCATCGATGAACAGCAGCTGATTCTCTACGGTATGACCCCGCTGACGAGGCACCAGATTGACGTTACCGGTGTTGTAGTCCGTCTGGACACGAAGCCCAAGGGTTGAATGGATCGTGCTCACAGGGTGCCCGGTAAGCCCGGATAGCGCTTCACAGGCTTTGTTGGTGGTAGCCGTAAGGGTCAGGTCATAGCGGGGGAAGTCAGGCTTGAGTAGCTTGGCTGTTTTGAGAATCCCATCCAGTCGGTCAATCAGGGTACGTACCAGGGTGGATTTACCGGTACCACTAAAACCCTGGAGCACGAATACACTTTCGTAGGGATCAAGAATGAACTGAGTGAATTCTTCGAAGGCTTTCTGTTGGCCTTCGGTCAGAGTAATAGTGGTCATGGGTATTCCTGTTCAGTTAAGCCACTGCAGTGAGTGGCTGATTGGTTTGTTCGTCCTTCACTTTGTCCAGATCATGGATCGAGATACCCAGTAGCTTGGCCATCTGGATACGCTGCACCTCTTCCTCGGAGCAGACATTGGCCTCGACGTCCTTGGATTCGATGGCTCGAAATTCAGGGGCAGATGAGTAGTTGGCTGTGTAGGCCCAGCCGTTCTGCAGGCTCTCCATCAGCGCAATGCCCTGCTTGAATGGCAGGATCACTTCGAGCTGGTAGGAGAACTTGATCTTGAGAAAGGACTTGTTGATGGCAGGTGTTTTGCCTTGTACCTGCTTGAGGGCTTCTTCGTAGGTCATAGCTGCTCTCCTTGCAGGGCGGCGCGGGCCAGGTCGGAAACATCTACCCACGACTGAGGTATTTCGATATGGGTTTCTGCGTATCTCTGCGTTACGCCGTGAATTTCGAGCATCGCCTCCAGCGCCTCTCGCAGCCGATCCCGCTCAGCGAGAAGTGCTAGTTCACGCTCAGCACTCATACCTAGTAGCCTGGCTTGTTCTAGGTTTTCAGTGAGAAGGGCTTCGTAGTCGGAGGCCAGCACCAACGGGACCGTGTGAACATCAGTCAAGTGGTTCGTCATTGGCGTGTATGCAAGGTCACCCCTCAATAGCACCGGTAAAGAGCCAGGCATGATGTAAAAACGCTTCACTTCGTCGCTCATCTGGTTTGCCTCAAATGTTGTAGTGAATAATTTTGCCGTAGGGAGCCTGATACTTGGGGTTGTCATGGATAACCCAAATGATCGGTACCTTGGGGTCTGCAGAACGGTTCTGGAACTCACCATCACTGAAGACAATGAGCAGGTTGGAGCGATGTTCCTTGACCCAATCAATGACAGGTGCAATTCGTGTCCCACCACGTCCGTGGAACGTGACCTCCTTCAACTCAGATACAGATCGAATCACATGGGTGGATTTGATAGCGGTATCGAACTGAAGGAGTGTCAGTGACTTGGGTTTCTGTTTCTTCAGGATGGCTGCAACTTCAGTAATGAATCGCTGGAAGTCTGCATCACTGACTGAGCCAGAGGTATCTACAGCTACCGTGATATCCATCAGGGCTTCGTTGTAGAGAGTAGGGAGGTAATGCTTGGGCAGGAACCTACGATTGGGTTTACGGAAGCTGTAATCATCCTTGTTCAAGGCATTGACGTACTTGTGCAGAATCCTGTCCCACGGAAGCTTGGGATCAAGTAGGTTGTCCAGGTAGATCTGGATATCCCCTGGAATGGAACCTACTGCGTCTCCCTGGATCTTCGACTGGATAGCAGCTCGAACCAGGATATCCGCTACTTCATTCTCGAAGTCCTTCTGGTCCCCTGGATTGGGTTCCAGGTCCATCTCGAACTCACTGGCTTCATCATCGGGGATCAGGTCATAGACCTGTTCAGTACTCATGCCTGCGTACTGGGGATCGTGTAAGCCTTCCTTGGGCATCTTGAAGCCACGCTCGATGAGCATGTGGTTGATTACATAATCTGCAGCCATGTTCCACTTCTGAGGCTTACGCTCATGGAGTCGGTTCATGTGCAGGAAAGCTACGTGCATGGATTCATGCAGCAACAGGAAGACGCGTTCATCCCGATCCAACTCCAGAAAGAACTTGGGACTGAATCGGATCTCTGTGCCATTGGTGCAAGCAGTAGGAATGGAGTCATCCCATACATGCTTGAGTGAAAAACAGACAGTGGTGAAGAATGCAGAATCTTTCGATCCCATGAGCGCAATCTTCGCCTTGTCCAAAGCTTTCTTAGCTTCGTCCATTGGGAGAGTTCTCTTTGGAGTTGGAAGGGGATTACGCCTGTCTGGCTTGGCGTATCTTTGAACACTTGCTGTGATTGATAGGGTTGGAACCCCCTCTGCGTTTGCCGCAGATATCACAGTGATTGGTGAGGGTTTTACCGAAGGGATTACTGCGAATCCCAGGTGCTTTCCATTTAGCCATGGTTGGGTTTCAGTAGTTGAAGGGTACGGTATTTCTTTCCGTATTCGACTTGGCTATCCCAAGGAAGAGGAGTAACCCTTTCATGGTGAACCAAGATATGAGACCTGAGGGATTCATAGTCATCAATCAGGTTCATCAGTGATCCAATATTTGGATTGAAGTCTTCATCCATAACTACTTTAAGTTGAATTTCTCCTTTTTCAGTAAAGCGACAGTGTTGGGTACCTGCCCCATAACTGCCCCCTGCATCCCATTCTTGATCGTAAGGGATTCCCGCATGTTGAAGTTTGGGGAGATCATTCAACTCACCATAGTTAACTTCTACAAATCCAAAAGTAACAAGTTCTTCGTCTCCCCACTCATCGTCAGGAGCAGCCTCAATCAAGCTTAAAACAAGTTCTTTGTATTCTGTAGGGACACATAACCGAACATACGTTCTATCTCCCATGGTTTAGGTCTCCAGTTCAAAAGCGAGTCGAAACTCTAATGAAGGGAATTGTTGAGTAGCCCAAGCCAGGTCATCTCCAGCTAGATCAACTCGAGGAGGTAAGGCTTGGGTTTTATGGTCACAGGTCACCAGGGTCTTCTCAGGCATCTTGCGTCCGAAGACCCATGACCATGTACCATCTGGGTTCTTGACCTGTAATTTCTTCATGGCTTTACCTTGCGATAACCCGCATCGTAGATTCGAGCGGCTTCGCCGTGGTTGATGCAGGTGACGCGAATCAGATCTTCAATGGCCTTTTCACGTTCTTCAGCGGCAATCTGCTCTAGCGTGAGGATGGGGCGGAACTCACCTTTCTCGCCGATCAGGATGCCGCTGTCCGCCTGCATAACAGCGACCATTGCGCCATCACCTTGGCCGACATAGACAATCGTTCCGGGTTTCCACTTGAATGACTCGTCTTGGCATTCACACACAGTTCCTACTGGCGGTAATCCTTCGCCACCCCATTCAGGCTGAGTGTGGGTGGTGGGTCGTGGAATGCACTGGTTGAGGGATCGTGGATCAGTATCTTTTTTCCAGGGGTAGGCTGCAGTAAGTGCCGCATACCGTTTCTCGTCTACACACTTGATCCAGTGTGAGTAATAGGCATCACACCCCGGATAGTAATGTGTTGCGTCCTCGGGTGCTTTGCTCCAATCAATTTCTGCCATCTGGTTTCTCCTTAAAACAGTTCAGTTGAGTTCTTGGCTACCCATGCCTGTACAGCCTTCACTTCCAGCAGTGCCTTGTTCCTGCGAATCACTTCACGAAGGGTGACGATCTGGAACTCAATAGGAAGCCTGGATACGAATTCCATCAAGGCACCCATATTGTCTTCAGTGGCGTGATGGCTAATGGAACCGGTCAGTGCAAAGAGCACACTGGGTTCATGTGGAACAGGCAGAGAAGCGCCCTGAGCGATGATCTCTTGAATGGTGGGCAGATCCTTGTAGATCTGACAGAAGCCAATGAACTCGCGTGCTACGCCTTCTGAGAGGGTGCCTGCAAGTAATGGCAGCAGTTCCTTACCGATGGTCTCCTTACCTTTCACGAACCGGTTACAGAATTCCCAGGTGCGAGGTGAGGCATAGGTCTTGTCCGTATGGTCTGCCTTGAAGGTATACAGCTGACCTGGCTTGAACTTGATGTACGAGGTGATGCGATGATCGATCTGGTTCTTGGCAGCCCAGCTCACCCATTCCTCTGCATCGACAGTCAGCTCCAGGTGGATCAGACGAGACTGCAAGGCTGTGCTCATCTCTTCCACGATGGCTCCATCTGTCTCCAGGTTGCCTGCGCAGACGATAGCCACGTTCTTGTGCAGATGATGGGTACCTACCATTCGGTCCAATACAAGCTTGTAACTTGCTGCCTGGGTGGCCCTTGGTGCGCTACTAAACTCGTCCAAAAACAACATCCAACCTGAGTAACCTTTCGGGATTTCATCCCCTTCAATGGGGAAGGTATCCATTGGGGCATAGGAGGCACGGTTACCGTTTACCTGGGGAAAGCCCAGGATATCTGTCGGATCACACTGGCTTAGGCGAAGGTCAATAACCTTGAGGTTATAGTCCTTGGCGATCTCATGGACGATGCTGGATTTACCGACTGCAGGTGAACCTGCCAGCATGGGTACCAATCGTGCCTTGATGATATCTGCCAGCATGTCTTTGGCTTCACTGATGCGTACTTGCATGTTCGTGTCCTTGTTCTTCTGGAACAGTAATGGTCTCGCATTCATAGCGAGTGAATTGATCAGGGGATGAACTGACTTCTGCCAGATCACGTTCTACGGTGCAGTAGATAGGTGCTGCTGCACCGGTCCATTTACCTTCCTGCCAGAATGTGCAGTTATCCATGGCAGCAGAGGTGCAGATGAAAGCCAGTAGGACAGTAATGTTCATTGGTCTTCAGCATCCATAAGCCAGAGTTCTTGTTCATACCAATCGATGTAATGGTATAACCACCACTCTGCATCAGAGAGCTGGGCATAGGAGTTAATGACTCCTATGGTTCCATCTTTGAGTTCATGAACAATGCGATAGCGACAGTATCCATCTGGATACAAGTTATGGTTGGTCTTCATTTAGCACCTTCAAGATGGTGTTCTGAAACATCATCAACAAAGGAAAGATATCGTTGGCTGTATGCAACGGTGCCTGACTTTCAATATAAAGAATGGCCTCTGCCACAGAGTCCTTGGTAGGGAACAGACTCATGTGGCAGGGATGAACGGGATACTCACGCTTGAAGGCTGTCATTGCTCACCTTCTTACGGTTGGGAATCAGGACTTCCAGTTCAGTAAGTACTCGAGCAATGGTACGAGCAGAGACTTGATACATCTCAGCCAGTCCTACCTGAGATAAATGCTCAGTAAGGTAGAGATCAGCAATGTCTTTCTTGGCTTGGTCGTTAATAATCTTGACTGACATGGTTCGATCCTCAGTGATGAATGGGATTGATCAGGGAATAGAGTTGTTCGTTGGTAATGTTGTACTGACGAATCAAGGTGAGCTGTTGTAGCTCAGTAACAGAGAGTTGAGGTTTCTTCTTAGTGACCCCTAGTTCCCTGAGTACGGCATGTATCGTAGAAGCAGACACATTGAAGTGATCAGCCAGATCCTTCTGTGTGTGATAACGCTGTTTGTACAGTGCAGCAATCGCTGCTTTTTCTCCTGGTGCTAGGCAAAAGACAGGCACAGTTAACCCCCGTTAATGTATCGGCTCTGTATAGTAGGTTTGGTTGGTTTTGACTGACTTAGTATATAGGTAGGAACTTTTAGAGAAGTTCTAGAGAAGTTCTCAGTGACTGTCTCTTTCTGGCTAAATCTCTGCTCAAGAAAAAATAACAACGGACCCGTTAGGGTCCGCTGTAATCACTTTTCACCTTCACCCAGTGCGCGGAGCGCACCTGATTCAGCTCAACGCATACTCACTATTGCGGATGTACTGAGACAGATCAGTAGACAGCTTGGGGAAGTGAACCGGTTGCTTGTAGATCTGGCTCAACAGGTCATCGAGGATGTGGCTATCAGCCAGTTCAGCCAGTAGCTCCTTGTACCAGTAGCGTACTTGGTTCACGTTATTGCAGTGCGCACCAAATGAGTCATGGATGGTGATCAGTGGGAAAGGTTTATGGGATAGCATGGCATTGAGGATCTGACTCAATACACGTAGCTCAGGGATGGTCATACAGGAGACAGTACAGGCAGTGATATAAGGGAATATCGCTGCACTGGGTTGGCCACTACGGCGATACAGGTTCAAGTAATACTGAAACTCTGGATCTGAATCACCTGCTTCCATAGGTTCAGGATCGTAGTCCAACATGCTACGCATCAGCAGCTCAGCTTCGATCAGGGCCAGTGCAATCTCTGCACCTTCCTTGTCGTAGCTGCACCGACGAACCATCTCCCTAAGGATGAAAGCGTCCACACTGTGAATGACGTTGGCGGCATTACTCTTGGTCTTAGGATGACCAGTGGGTAGTCCTTCATTCTCGTAGTACACGTAGGTGAAGGAGGTGCCATCCAGCTCATCCACTTCAATGCGGCAGTCATCAATCTTCTTCATGACTTTCACCTTGGCTTCATAGCCGTCAGGCAATTGCCAATCATGACTCAGAGCCATGTCCTGCCAGCTGGCCAGTAGATCCTGTAGCAGCTCATAGGCACCTGGTGCCATGGTCTGAACAGCTTCATAGAAGGCATCCAATTCAGGAGTATCTTCACCGAAGATCTTCTTGGGCTGTGCAGTCGAGCCGTAGAAGCTGGTCATAAATGCTCCCTTTACGTTCTTACGGGAGACCTTTACTTCGCCTCCAAGGATCTCTCCCATGACGCCTGTGCATTCGGTATAGGCATCTGCACGCTTGTTAGGGTTAACCAGTCCTGTGGCTTCAGCACCTGCCTTACAGCCTGTCAGGGCACTCATTATCTGCGTCCCGCTGCATACGGCATCCATAGCCACGATGTGGCCTGTGGGAATGCCATTCTGAGCCTTCCTGATGGTCGCTACAGCCTTCCAGTAGAGTTCTGGTACCTCTGCACTGTCCATGTGCTCTTCAAGCGTCTCAAGACGCTCTGTGGCCCATTGGATACGCTCTTCAAACAGAAGCTTGTCCAGCCCCTGTGCGTTGGCAGCATCAATCAACAGATATTCCCAGCCTGTGTATTGTTTCATGGTGTTCTCCAATGGGTTTGGTATGCCCACGGCAATGCCTCCAGATGTACTGGATACAAGTATCGTGGGACTGGATTAGGTTTAGATGACGCCTTCTACCAGTTCTTCCTCAGCGAACTCGATAGAAGCTTTCTGGAATGGACTGCCCTGCGTTGTGGTGTGGTAGCCACACGCATACAGCCTGCCTCGTTTATCCACTCGATTGGTCAGGTAGAACTGGTTTCCCTGTTTCACCAGCATCGTGAAGAAGTTGTAGGACTGTTTCTTGAAGTCCTTCCATTGCTCCTTTTGGAGTCGAACTTCTTCGATTGCCTGCAATTCAGTCAGTATCTTCCCTTTCTCAGCAGCCTTCTTTGTGACCCACTCAACCGTGATGTGCTTGTCTGTGCTGTCCACTGACTTGAGGAAATCCACATCCAGCTTCAAGGGAATCTGGTTCTGGTTGTTGATCACGTCCAGACAGATATCACCGTCATGGTGATTCCCTTTACCGAGGATCAGGCTCTCGTTGTGCGTCAGGTACCCACTCTGGTGGTTGCTGGTGACGATCTTGGGTGGGCAGACCATCGGTGGCAGAAACGACGCATTATCAATGTAGTCCTTCAGCTCATCGCTGAGGACCATACGGCTCTGGATCGTCATGCTTGCCATGGGATGTGGCTTGAGAATGTCGAATACGTCCGTCTGACAGAGCACTGCCAGCATCTCAGCGATAGTCGTGAGACCTTCCTTACGCTCATTGAAGCGCAGGACACCTACCAGCTTCGCTGTGACAGAGGTAAACAGCTCAGGCTGTTGGACGTAGCCCAGCACCACGTAGATATCGGTGACCAGCTTGAAGAGATCCAGTCCCTTCAGCTGCTCAAGCCTAGCCATCTTGCTGGGGTAATAGGTCTGGCTCAGCCACTCCTGAAGCAGATGCACACCTTCCTCTACCTTGGCTACACCTGACGGATCACCAAGGATGGCATCACGGATGTACTTATCGATGTGGTGACGTGAGAAGCGATACTCATTAGCCAGCTGCACATCGTAAGGCAGCATGTGGCTTTGATTGAGGTTGGTCATGGCTATCTCCAGAGACTAGAAAGCCCCTGAATCGGGGCTTCTTGAAGGGTTAGGCTATTCCGCCACGGCGGTTGATCTCTTCTACCACCAGTTCAATGGGTAGGTAGGCGTATGGATCTTCCCCGTCTCCATACTCAGCCCATAGGGCCACTTCTCCGCATCGCCAGACCTCTACTTCCGTATAAGGACCGTAGTTGTCTCGAGGCGTGCAGTACGCATGTTCGTTGGCTTGGACAGACATAGATGAGCCATCCGCGCATAGAAGCATCGCAGAAGGTTCTTTGTAAAAACGTCTGACGGTAGTGGAAAGGTGTTGTTGCAGTTTCTCAAGAGTATTCATGGTTTGCTCCTTAAGCTGAGTACGCGGCCCCTCATTCAGGGCCGCTTAGAAAGATCAGTAACGAACAACTCGAACTTCTTTACCCATACGTTCCATGGTTTGAATCATGTGGGCTGTGCCTCTGGACTTACCGTCCCAGAAGGCTAGAAGGCCGTCAGAGAACTCAGCCATTTGCTGGTTTCGCTTATAGCCAGCAGCCTTGCCATGGGTATCCCAATCAGCGGGAAACTTATAGACAGTGGCATTTTCGTTAAGGGCAAACTGATGGCCCAAAGCATCAGCTCCCCGTGCCATACCACTGACGATGGCAATGCGTTCCACGCCTTCTGGTGCGTTCTCTGCGAGTGCGAACAGCTCAGCACTCAACAGATCGTAATCAGCAAAGTCACGACCACCAGCGACTATCAGTTTGTATTCCATGTTTCACCCGTATGCTCGAAGAGATGTGATGAATCCCATACCCCAATACTGTCGTTCGATTACATCGACATACTGGTTCTCAATGAACTGAACACTGACTATCTCGTCCTCATCCATAACAGTGAGCACGGTGATATCTGTCTCACTCAATTCCAACTCAGCTAAGACTGACTGCAAGGCCATAGACACCTCCGAAGGTTGATCAGACTGGCGGACTTCGCCACCACACCTTCCTTGGCCCATGGCCAAACTATCTGTCTGCACGGAGTGTCGGAAGAAAAAAAGAACCTGCTACCCCGAAGGGCAGCAGGCAACACGTTAGAAGCCAACGTCGAACTCTTTACCGCTATCAGCCAACTGGAAGTCGATTTCCAGATGCTGCATCAGCGCCTCTACAGCGCCTTCTTGCTGCAAACGCGCAATGAGCTTGGCGTCTGCACTCTTGCTGTCACGCAGCGAAATGGCACCCAGCTTGAAGCGGGTACCATCTGGACGCGACACCCAGAGGTTCAGAAACGCAGTGGCTTT